CGTAGCCGAACCAGTTAAAGTTATTACCTCTGTTTGAGCGTCACCATTTACGTCCGTGCCAGTCAGAGTAACGGTCTTACCGTTATCTCCTGTGCCAGCGGTAGTGCAAGTAATGATCCGACCTGCCGCAAAAGTGGCCACACCACCGTCTGTGTCTGTACCATCTATAGTAAAATCGGTATTGGGACGAGCAGCGGCGGCTACAGAAGCAGCATCCACTGCATTTGTGTCAGCAGTAATAAAAACTGCTTTTACGTCTGAACCTGCCATCGTTTATTCCTCTATTTCACCACGTAAAATCATAGCTTTACGAGCGGCACTGCCAACCGGCGGTAAGTCTTTCGCGCCGGTTGTCTTCGCTGTTTTAGTTTTTGGCTTAGTGGTTTTCTTAGCCTTGCTAGATTTCTCAGCCATAACTAATTACCTCAACGATTTTGTGCTGCAAACAAGTAATCGATAGTCATTGACTTTGTTCCGGTAGCAGAACCTGATAGTTCCATAGCTCCGATAGTCAAATTTTCATCGTCTGGAATATTAGCAGTATGCGTTGCTACTAGATTTCTGTTAACAAAAAACTCGACTGAACCAGTGCCTTTGACATGAAACCCAAGCGTTACATAAGTTCCACTCGCAATGTCTACACCAGAATCGGTTGTGGTTGCAGTTCCGTCTTTTTCGGTTACACAGTCAATATTGCTGTCACCATCGTCGATTTGAAAAACAATTCGATCCGCTGCGGTCAGCATTGCCTCTGGGTTAGTAGCAAAATTAACGGTCAAACCAACACAAACGTCCATCGCATCGCCTTCTG